TTAGAAGAGGAAAGGTCATCACGCTCGACGGACAGCGCGTAGAGGCTCCGCGAGTTGTTGAGGTCGACGACCGGCGAGAAGGTGCTGGTGAGTTCCAGGGGCGACTCTATTCGTGGTGGGCTGGGATCAAGCGAGACGGCGAGAAGGCGGACGGCGGGTGGCGGTTGGAGTTCAAGTGGCGGACGCTGACAGAGGATTCGTGCAATAGGTCTTACGGCACCGAGGGCATGGATATCCATAAGTTCTACGGTGTCATCACTTTGATCGAGCCGGACGACGCAGACGATAGCGAGAAATGGGCAGTCAATAAACACAAGACATCAGCGGAAGAGCTGCAAGACCTGTGTGAGCAAATCTTCCCAGAGATTCGTGATCTCCTAGAGCGGTGTGCTGCCGAGCATTCGCTGACGCTGGAGGCCGGCATAGCCGACGATGTTGGTCGTGGCCTTACTGAGGCTCTGTCTGGCGTTTCGGTCGTTAAGGAAAAGAGGTCGCGCCAACAAGAAGAAGAACACGAGACTGTCACGCCGCGAAACACTGGGCGGCGACGGAGACGGGCGGCAAAGACGCAGCCTGGAGACGGCAGCGTTACTGTTCGCGACCCAATGACCGGAAAGAAGTTCAGCATCAACTTTGCGGATGACGACAGGTTTGGCTGGGTCACTGGTTCGCGTAAGGCAAACGTCATCTACCTCGGCAAGCTCCACGACTACTGGCAGATCCACGCGATGGATAGGGAGATTGTCCAGTGTGTGGCTATGTCGCTCTTGGCTGGCCAGGCGGTAACGACCGACGACTTAGAACAGCCGATCATGGCGGCGATCGTTTCTTGCGATGCCGCCAACGAAAGGTTTTTTAAGACGCTCGGGAACATCGCTTCTCAAGTTGCGTCAGTAGACGAAACGGTGCAAACCAATGGCCGGTGAATGGCTAGCAGTTGACCTCGCCCTCGACCTTAAACCGGAGGTGCAGGAGCTGATCGACACGACCGGGCAACCGGTCGAGGTGGTCTGCTTCCGCCTCTGGAAGCTCTGGGGCTGGGCATCGATGCACTGCACCGACGGGTCGGCGCGCATGACCCTACCGCGGTTGGTGAGAACGTGCGGGGCAGACGAGTCCTTCTGGACTGCCGTGGCGGCAGTCGGGTGGCTGGAGATCGACGAGGCTGGCGGAACCGTGGCCGTCCCCGGATGGGATCGGCGGTTCAGCCAGTGTGCCAAGTCGAGAATGCAGCAATCCGACCGTTCACGGGCCCACGAAGACCGAAATCCCGGGCGAAAACGCCCAAACGGGACTTCCGACGCTGGTGCGTCGGAAGGTCCGACGCCCGATCGTCGCAGAGGAGAGGAAAGGACAGAGAGGACAATTCCTCCTCCTCCGCGTGAGGCTTCGCCAGGAGAGGCATGGGAAGCCCTTCGGGCGGCATGGAACACCGGGGCCGGACCGGCGACCCGCCGAAGCACCTGGAAGTCTCCCCGCCCACCGGATCACGCCCCGAAGGTCATCGTCCAGGACGGGTGGCTGGCTTCCGCCCTGGAGGCGATCCCCCGGCTGGCCGGCTGCCGGTATTTCGATAGCCCGGTGACGCTCCACCAGTTCACGGCGGACGGGTTCGTGACCAAGGTGCTGGGCGGTCAGTACGACTCGCAGAAGACCCCGAAGGGTGCCCCAGCGGCCGACGAGCGGCCCCGGGCCGTCGGGTGGAGCGGCGACGACGCCGCAAGACTCCAAGCCACGATCGACAAGCAACGTGCAACCGCCGGAGGCCCCGCATGACGACCGCCACGACCACCACCCCGAAGCAGCTCGCGGTCATCGACGCGATCGTCGACCTGACCGCGGAGCGCGGCTATCCGCCGACCATGCGGGAGATCGCTGCAGTTATCGGGTCGATCCACAGCGACGTTCAGCAAAAGCTATGGCGGCTGCGGCGCGACGGCCGGGTGACCTGGGACGAGGGGCGGGCCAGGACGGTGCGGGTGGTGGAGGTGCGAGAATGAACTACGCAAGCGTGTGCGATGGCATCGGTGCGGCTCACGTCGCCTGGCAGCCGCTGGGGTGGGAGTGCCGGTGGACGAGCGAGATTGAACCGTTCCCGGCCGAAGTGGTTCGACAGCGATGGGGCTTCCAAAACTACGGCGACGCCCTGCTTCACGACGGTGCGGTCGATGCGTTGCCATTCATGCGATGGGAGGACGAAGGTGCAAAACAACTTGAGCTCATCGTTTCGGGAACCCCGTGCCAATCTTTTAGCGTCGCCGGACTCCGGCAGGGGCTCAAAGACCCGCGGGGAGGACTCATGCTCACGTTTGTTGAGATCGCTCAACGCTACCGGCCTCGATGGCTTGTCTGGGAAAACGTCCCCGGAGTCTTGTCCAGCGACGGAGGACGGGATTTTGGTGCCCTCCTCGGGGCGCTGGGGCACCTGGGGTATGGGTGGGCCTACCGAGTGCTGGACGCTCAATGGTTCGGAGTGGCCCAAAGACGCCGCCGTGTGTTCCTTGTTGGATGTATTGGAGAAGGCCGAAGTGCCTCAGCGGTACTTTTTGAGCGCGAAAGCGTCTGCCGGGATCATCCGCCGCAGCGAGAGGAGGTCAAGGCTCACCCTTCCTCAAACACTGCTAGACGCACTTACGAGTGCGGCATTGAAGCAGTGACGATTCCGGGACACGCCTCCATCCCGTTTGCAAAATCTCGTCGTGCTCAAAGCAGCACGGATGACGAAACCTGGATTCCGGGCGATGTGGCTCCGACGCTCAACTGCTTTGACCAAGGAGATACGCGGGCAACTGTTGCTGTTGTGTCAGGGTTGCGTGTCCGAAGACTTACGACACGCGAATGGGAACGACTTCAAGGGTTTCCTGACGACTACACGGCGATCGTCTTTCAAGGTAGGCCGGCTGCGGATGGGCCTCGATACAAGGCTATCGGGAACAGCATGGCCGTGCCGGTCATGCGGTGGATCGGCGAGCGGATAGCAATGGTTGAAACTAAGGTGACGCAATGACAATCCTCGGCATCGACCCCGGTCTCAGCGGCGCTCTCGCCCTCGTCTCTGACGAGGGTCTCCATGTCCTCGATATGCCGGTCGCGGAGGTCCGAGGCAAGCGTGTGATCGACGCGGCCCGGCTGGCCCACCTCGTGCAACGTGGCTTCCCCTTCCAGCCCAATCACGTCGTCCTCGAGCACGTCCAGGGCGTTCAAGGTTCCGGGGCCACGAGTGCGTTCAACTTCGGCCGCGGTTTCGGGTTGGTCGAGGGCGTGATCTCGGCCCTCGGCTTCCCGCTGACGCTAGTCCGTCCGCAGTCGTGGACGAAAGCGATCGGCGTCAGCCGCGACAAGGGCGAGCACCGGCTGGTGGCAAGCCGCTTGTGGCCGCGGTACGCCCACGTCTTCGCCCGCGTGAAAGACGACGGGCGGGCCGACGCGGCACTTCTCGCACACTGGTACGCGAGGCACGGCAATGGGTGATAGCAAGCAGAGGAAACTTTGCGTGATCCCATGCGACTTCTCGGAGGCTGTTGCATTTGTACGTCAACACCATCGGCATCATCGCCCGCCAGTGGGCCACAAGTTTTCGCTGGCCGTCGCGGACGAATCCGCAACTGTCCGAGGCGTGTGCGTGGTTGGCCGCCCGGTGGCCCGTGGTAATGACGACGGCTGGACGCTTGAGGTCACGCGACTCGCAAGCGACGGCGCACCAAATGCGTGTAGTTCTCTCTACGGTGCTGCATGGCGTGTGTGTCGAGAGCTTGGGTATCGACGCCTTATCACCTACATACTTGCCGACGAGCCAGGAACTTCGCTCAAGGCGGCTGGATGGAAATGCTTGGGCGAGAGGGGGGGGGGGAGTTGGTCTTGCAAGAGTCGGCCGCGAGTGGACAAGCATCCTATGCAGCGAAAGCTGCTGTTTAAGGTGACGAATGGGTAGGCCACGATCCGCCCCCGAGCACCAGGTCGCCGCAGCCGAGAGGAAACGCACGCAGGACATCGAGCGGACGCGGGAGCGGACCCGCCGCGGTGCGGACATCGGCGAGATCCCGCCGGTGCAGAATCCCGACCGCCGGCGGCAAGCCGAGGCGTCGTTTGAGTATTTCGCTGTCGAGTATTTCCCGCACAGCACTGGGCAGTGGCCCATGTCGCCCGACCACCAGCGTGGCAACACCCGCTGCCAGGACGCGGCCGACAACGGCGGCCGGTCGATCGAAGCCCTCCCGCGAGGATCGGGCAAGACGACCAGGTCCGAAGTGTTCGCGATCTGGTGCGGACTGACCGGTCGCCGGTCGTTCGTGGCGGTGTTCGGCAGCGAGTCGACCAAGGCACAAATGTCGATCGACTCGATCAAGATGGAACTGACCGAAAACGATCTGCTCTACGAAGACTTCCCCGAAGTCTGCCACCCCGTGCGGGCTCTTGAGGGCAAGCCGCAGCGATGCTCCGGGCAGACGTTCCGCGGTGAGTCGACACACATCGAGTGGACGGCCGACACGATCGTGCTGCCGAAGATTCCCGGCAGCAAGGCGTCGGGTGCGATCGTCTCGTGCCACGGGCTCATGGCGTCGTCCCGCGGCCTTCGCTACAAGCGTGCCGACGGCGTCCAGGCCCGGCCGGACCTCGTGATCCTCGACGACATTCAGACCGACGAGTCGGCGGCGTCAGCGGTGCAGATCGCAAAGCGGCTGGCGATCATCAAGAAAAACATTCTCAAGCTGGGCGGCCACGGGAAGACTCTCGCGGTCGTTTGCAACGCGACCGTGATTGCTCGCGACGACGTGATCGACCAGCTCCTCGCGGACCCGGCATGGCAGGGCGTGCGGGTGAAGGCCGTGCGGGCGTGGGCGAAGCGGCACGACGATCTGTGGATGGGCGACTACAAACGCATTCGCCAGACCTACGACAAAGAGATCGACGGCGACCAACTCCGGGCGTGGCGAGAGGCGACCGAGTTCTACCGGGCCAATCGCGAGGCGATGGACGAGGGCTGCGAGGTCTACTGGGAACAATGCTACGACCGCGACCAGGAACTGTCCGCGGTCCAGCACTTCTACAACGCCCTCATCGACGACGGCCCGGAAGTATTCGCGAGCGAGTACCAGCAGGAACCGCTCGCCGACGAGTCCCGCACCGACGCCGTCCGGCCGGCGGACCTTTCCAGCCACGCGATCAACGTCCCGGCGGGCGTGGTCCCGGCCAACTGCAACACGCTCACGGCGTTCGTTGACGTGCAGGAGGCGTGTCTCTACTGGGTCGTCACGGCGTGGGGGCCGCAGCTCCGGGGCCACGTCGTTGCCTACGGCACCTACCCTGACCAGCACCGCGGGTATTTCGCACTCCGCGAGGTCGAGAAGACTTTGCGGATGGCCGCGAGCAACGCTCCGTTGGCGGACGCGATGCACCTTGGCCTCGAGGTGGTCGCCCGCGAAATACTTGACCGCGAGTTTGAGTCGGAGGACTCCGACGCCGTTCACCGGGTCGCCCTTCTCCTGGTCGACGCCAACTGGGCCCAGACCGCAGACGTGACGCGGGACTTCGCCCGTCGGTCGCGGCACGGGACACGGCTGATGCCATCGCACGGCCGCTACGTCGGTGCCAGCCGCCGGACGATGAGCGACGGCAAGGCCGAGCCCGGCGAGCGTGTCGGTGCCCACTGGCGAACCTCAACGATCAAGAAGCAGCGGCACATTCTTTTCGACACGAACTACTGGAAGTCGCTGATCGCCGGCCGCATGAAGCTGGGGGCCAACGACCCGATCGCGTTCACGTTCCATCAAGGTCGGCACGAGATGCTATTCGACCATATCGCGGCCGAGTACCCGACTCGCACCGAAAACAAATCCACCGGCCGCACGGTGGACGAATGGCAAATCATCCCGGGCCGCGACAACCACTGGCTCGACGGTCTCGTGGGGTCCGCGGTGGCAGCCAGTGTCGTCGGTGTGTCGGCCGTAGGAGCCGAGACGCAGAAGGTCGTGCGAAAGCACATCACCCGCGAGGAGATGGCGGCCCGACGTGCCGCGCTGATTGACAAGTTGGGTAGGTAGGCTGAGGTTGACGCCCGTACACCAGTGGGCAGAATGCGGACGGTTCGATTGCACCTCGATTCCGAAAGGAACACACGATGCGATTTCTTACTCTTCTCGCAGTTCTCGTTTGCAGCGCCGCCGTCGGCCAGGACGTGCGGACGTGTGCGAACGGTCAGTGTCGGATGGTCAGCACCACCTCGACGGCCCAAGGCGTCGCGGAGATCCAAGCCCGGCAGGGTCGCGTGGGCCACCACGGCGGCAACCGAGGGTTTGAGGGCTGCGGCTCCGGCTCAACGCCGGCCGCAGCTCTTGGCAACTGCTGCTACTCGCGAAACGGGTGGCCCGTCGTGGACCAGGGCGTGGCGTTCGGCCACGGCCGCTGGTGGGCGTGCCGCCGGTATGGTCGGTGATTCCTCTTTCCCCGAAAGGACGGTGATCGTGTTTCGTTCGATCCTAAGTATTTCGATGGCGGCGTTTCTTGGTCTGGTGGGCGTGGCCCTCGCTGGTGCATCGCCGGAGGCCGCTCCGGCGGTTGCCGGCTGCCACGGCCAAGCGGCTGCGTGCCACGGTGAGGCCGCTGCGTGCCACGGCCGGCTGACGGTCGCCCAGCGTGTCGCGGCCCGGCAGACCGTCCGGCAGGATGCTCGAGCGGCCAAGCGTGCCGCCAAGGCTTCCTGCCACGGCGAGCCGCAGTAATGTCCTCCGACTTCTCGCCGGTCACCGCCGTGCTGGTGTTCGCGACATACGTCGTCATCGACGTGCTGTATGCCGCCTACATCATCGCGGTCGGTGACCGGCGGGCGGTTCGGGCCGCGGCCCTCTCTTCGGTGATCTATTCGCTCCTGGCGTTCGGTGTCGTGACCTACTCGGCGAACCCGGCGTATGTCGTGCCGCTGGCGGCAGGGGCTTTTGTTGGAACGTACCTGACCGTCCGGTGGCAACAGGAGTGACATCGTGGAAGCGATCGAACAGTACGCGAACACAAAGCCGATGCCGGCCTCGTCGCTCGAGTGGCTGATGGGCCTCGTCGCGGAGAGGCGGCAGGAGGTGGACGAGATCCTGGGATACCAGGTCTCGGAAACGCTGCTCTACACGCTCGGTCGAGTTCAACCGACGCCCGACGCGGAGATTGCGGACGAGGGCGTGATTCATCAGCGATGGACGGGGGATTGACGTGAGTGACCTTGCCACGCGACTACGAAACTGGCGATCTGTCCACCTGGCGAAGCTGCATTCGCTGATGAAAGAGGCGGCCGACGTGGTCGAGTTGCTCGATTCGAGATTGCCGCCGCTCGGCCGGCTGCGAAACGGTGCGCTAGAGGGCCGCGAAACGGTGCCGTTGTCCGCAAAAGCCGATTGTCCTGATCCGGACAATGCGGCAAACGCGGACATACTCACCGATGAGGAGCGTGAGGCTGTGGGGTGGTGCGTGGAGATGGCCGTTTTCCACGCGACCGACTGCGACGACGAGATCGCCACGCTGCGGGGTCTGCTTGAGCGGCTTTAGTCGCGTGCGGCCAGATATACCGGACTTATATTCTGGGAATGTCTTTCAAAGCCGACGCAATAATCATCGAGGATGATGCGTTTCGCAAACGGCCCACCAGGTGGAGCGGCTGCGTCAAGTTTTGATGCACGAAAGCAATCGCACAGAAACTGCCGAAACGTGACAGTTGGCGTGCAGTGTCGGCCGTACTGGACGCATGTACCGGTAGGGTAAAATGGCGGCAAGGAGACCCGCCATGCCAGCCTACCTAGACGATGAGTTTTGGGATGAGGTGGACGCGGAGTCGGACATCGATCACCCGTTCATCGAGTTCCTGTGACGCTAGTTGCGTGAACATTGGTACACTGTTGGTAGGGACGCGAAGCGTCCCACCACCGGGAGTTCACAATGTCCGACAACTCCGACGTGATCGACGCGATCGCAGCAAATCTCGCGCAGCCGAGACGTGCCCGCACCGACGCCGGTGAGGTGGAGCAACACGAGCTTGACCGCCAGGTGGCGGCCGCAGAGTTCGTGCTTAAGGCCCGGACGCAGTCGTCCGGCAGCCCGTTCGGATCCCTGCGTCTGGCGCAGTGCGTGTACCCGGGGGCACACTAAGCGTGGGCATTCTCGGTAGCATTTTCGGCGGCCGCGGCCGATCGACGCTCCAGGCGACGGTCGACGCCCAGAAGGCTGCGCTCGCGACGATGGTGCGGGCAAAGTACGACGCTGCCCAAACGTCGGACTTGAACCGCAATCACTGGGCCAGCTCCGACCACCTCTCTGCGGACGCGAGTCTCCAGCCGGCGATCCGGCAGATCCTTCGCAACCGGGCACGCTACGAACTGAGGAATAACTCCTACGCCGCGGGCATCGCGAGCACCTGGAGCAACGACCTGGTCGGCACCGGCCCCCGGCTACAGCTCGACCTCGGCCCCGACGTGTCGCCGGAATCGGTTCGGTCGGTCGAGAACGCTGTCTCCGATTGGGCCGACACGATCGACCTCGCGAAGAAGTTGCGGATTTCAAAGACAGCCAAGATCAGCGACGGCGAGGTTTTCGGCTTGAAGACCAGCAACCGCCGACTCCGCGGCGTGCAGCTCGACCTTAAACTGGTCGAGGCCGACCAGGTCATGTCGCCGGCCGGGTTTTACAGCACCGAGCATGACGTTGACGGCGTTCGGTTTGACGCCGATGGCAACGTCACCGACTACTGGATCTCAAAGCGTCACCCGGGATCGCTCTCGCAAGCGTTCCTGCTCGATGGCGACTGGATCGACGCGAACTACGTCTGCCACTGGTATCACGCGACTCGCCCGGGCCAGCACCGCGGTGTGCCGGAGATTGCTCCGGCCCTGGAGCTGTTCGCCCTGCTTCGCCGGTACACGCTAGCCGTGGTGACCGCGGCCGAGACGGCTGCCTCGTTCGCCGCGATCCTCAAGACCACGATGCCGGCCGACGGGTCCGGGGCCGCCAGCCTTGAGACGCTGGAAACGATGCCCATCGTCCGCGGGATGGCGATCGCCGCCCCCGACGGCTGGGAGCCGGTCCAGATGCGGGCCGAGCACCCGACCTCGAGCCACGACGCATTTGTGCGTCGGCTCATCAACGAGATCGCAGCCGCGTTGGGTATGCCCTATATCGTGGCCTCCCTCGATTCCAGCTCCGCGAACTACTCGTCGATGCGCGGCGATTACCTCGTGTATCGCAAGAGAATCGCGGTTGAGCGATCCGACATGGAACGCACGTTCCTCGACCCTCTTCTCTACTCGTGGCTGGACGAAGCCGTCGCCGTCCCCGGGCTCATCCCCCGCGGTCTCCCGCCGTTCGCGGCGTGGAACTGGACGTGGGTGTGGGACGGTTTCGAGCACGTCGACCCACTCAAGGAAGCGGACGCCGACGCCGCAATGGTAGGCGGCAACATGGCAAGCCTCGCCGAAGTCTGTGCCAAGCGCGGCCGCGATTGGCGGGTCGTGCTCCGGCAGCGGTCGATCGAGCGACAGATGGAGCGAGACCTGGGCGTTGCCGCCCAGCCGGCGGCAATGGCCGCGGACGACGACGTGGACGGGATCGAGGCCGAAGACGGCTACCGGCCCCCGCAAGCTGCTCGTGCGGCTGCAAGACGCGGTCTTGATCTGCGATCGAAATACGGTCGCGGCGGGACTGCAGTCGGAATCGCCAGGGCTCGCGACATCGCTACTGGGCGGTCGCTCTCGCTGGACACGATCGGCCGGATGGTCTCGTTCTTCGCTAGGCATTCGGCCTACAAGGAAAACCACGGCGAGAATCCGCCCTCTAATGCGGAAATTTCGTGGCTTCTGTGGGGGGGTGACGCCGGCCGGTCGTGGGCCGAGGGTGTCTACAACCGAGAAACCGAGGACGCCAACGCATGAACAACCGCATCGAACTATCCGCGACGCTCAACGTGCAAGCGGCCGACGAGGCCGCGACGCCGACTTTTGAACTGCTGGCCTACACCGGCGCGAGCATCCGCCAGGGGTGGTCGCGGAATCCGCTGGTCGTCGACCTGGCCCAGATCGACGCTTCGCGGCCGATCCCGATTCTCTACGCCCACGGCAAAGAGATGTCGATGCTCGACAGCGTGATCGGCCGAAGCCTTGAAGTCACGAACGACGGCAGCCAGCTCGTGCTCCGCGGCGAACTGATTCGCGGCACTCCGGCCGGCGACAAGCTGATCGCTCTCGCGAAGGCCGGCGTGCCGCTGCAAGCCAGCATCGGGGCCGACGTGGGCTCAATCGAAAACATCGCCGCGGGAGCAAGCGTGACAGTCAATGGTCGCGAGTTCTCCGGCCCAATCAGTGTTGCTCGTGGGGCGGTACTCCGCGAAACGAGCGTGGTCCTGTTCGGTGCGGACAGTCAAACGTCCGCGGCTATCGCCGCCGAGGCGAGTGAGGTTTCCACTATGAGCGAGCAGCTCAACGAGAAGCCCGTCGAGGCCGCCGTGCCAACGACGGAAGCCACGGCGATTGTCGCCGCGGACCCGAAGCCGATCGTCCCCGCCGCTGGCGGTGACAGTGCCAGCCTGATCGCCGGCGAGGTCGCCGAGATCGTGATGCAGCGGATGCGAGAGGAGCGGATCGCGGAGGTCCGGGCTTCGCGGCCGTCGGCTCCCGCGATCCACGTCGTCGATGCCGCCGCGGCCAACGCGCCGAAGGTGGTGGAGGCGGCGTTGTGTCTCGCTGGCGGTCTCGCCCACCCCGAAAAGGTCTTCGACGAGAAGACCCTCGAGGCGGCTGACCGGCGGCGAAACCACACGTCGCTCCAGGAGGTTCTCATCGAGGCTGCCCGCCGGAACGGCTACACCGGTCCGGCTCGCATCCACGACGGCAACCTCCGCGAAGTGCTCGCCGGTGCGTTCCCCCAGGTGCAAGCGACCGGGTTCGCTACGCACAGCATCAGCAACGTGCTCGCGGCGACCTACGGCAAGTTCCTTCTCCAGGGCTACAACGCCGTCGAGTCGACGTGGGACATGATCGCGTCGATCAGAAGCGTGTCGGACTACAAGACCGTGACGGGCGTCCGGCTCAACGGCGGCTTCGAGTTCGAGGATCTCGGTCCTTCCGGCGAACTGAAGTCGGCCGACGCCTCGGACGAGACGCGGACGATCAAGGCCAAGCTGACCGGCCGTATGAGTTCGATCACGATGGTCGACATCGTTAACGACGACCTGGGTGCTCTGACCCAGGTGCCGAGCCGGCTGGGCCGTGGTGCCGCGGTCAAGCTCAACAAGGATTTCTGGACCGAGTTTCAGCTCAACAACTCGACCTTCTTCCAGAAGGAAACGGCTGCGGCTGGAAACGCCTTGGCGATCTCGTCGCTGAAGACGGCGGTGACTTCGTACAAGAAACTCACCGATCCGGACGGCAACCCGTTGGGCATCGCGCCGTCGATGCTGCTGGTTCCGCCGGAGTTGGAGATCACGGCTGCGGAACTGATGGGCGGTTCGCTGCTCATCACCGGAGAGAGCACCACGCGGACGAACGTCAACGTGCTCGCCGGCCGCTACCAGGTTGTGCCCTCGTCGTACCTGACGGGTGCATCGACCTGGTGGCTCGTCGCCAACCCGGCCGAGCTGCCCTGCATGGAAGTGGCGTTCCTCAACGGTCAGCGGCTCCCGACGGTGCAGCAGGCCGACGCCGATTTCAATCAGCTCGGCATCCAGGTCCGCGGCCACTTCAGCTACGGCGTTGCCAAGGCCGAGTCTCGCGGATGCTACCGGATGGCGACCGCTTGATCGTAATGTGATTCGTTCCCGGCCGGCGGGGGTCCAACCCGCCGGCTGGGGCTCTCAAACTCCATACTCCCGATACGAAAGGTTCTCAGATGCCCAGTTATTACGCAGACGGAAACAAGCTCGACTACACCCCGACGACGGGCGTGGCAGCGGGCGAAATCGTCGTCCTCGGCGGCCTTGTGACGGTCGCCGATCGTCCGATCGTCGCCAACGAGCTCGGTTCCGTTCACACCAACTGTGTCGTGACCGGCTCGGTGGCCGCAACCGGTATCACCGGTGCCCAAGGCGCGGCCATTCGGTGGTACGCCGCGTCGGGCGTGTTCGACGCCTCGACCGGTGTCACTGCGGGCTACCTGGCCCGTCCCCGACTGGTGGCCGATCGCCAGGTGGCGGTGCTGCTCTGGCCCTCGTGACCGACCCCACGCAAGGGGGCGGGTGCGGCCACGCTATCGGCCGCGCCCGCCCCTCTCGCACTGGTGACACATGCAGGACATGATCGCCATCGGCGAGACGTGGTTTCGATCGCAGCGGCGTGAGCACCTCGCGACGGAGGTGTCGTACCAACCGGCCATCGGCACCACGCGGACAGTGCGGGCGACCGTCGTGGTCGGCCGGTGGGAGTCGATAGATGCCGCCGGCCAGATGCTACGGACAGAGACGCAGGATTTTTTCGTTGACACGACGGACCTTGCCCAGGATCCGAAGAAGGGCGACCGGCTAGTCGCCGGCGGCGTTACCTACCAGGTGATGATCCCGCCGGGGGCCGAGCATCACTGGCGGTGGTCGGATCGGAATAAGACTCTACGGCGGATTCACACGATGGTGGTTTCCGGTGCCGCGGCTGCAGCCAACGACACGCTCTTGGTGCGTGCGGTCGGTGCGTCAACGGCCGCGGCGATCACCGACGAGCAGATCATCGCGGGACTCACCATTGACCTGGGGACCGGCCGAAGTATTTCGCAGCAAGTGGCGGCGGCTGCGGCTTACCTGTACATCGTGCTGCCGGATTCGTTCGGCGACCCGCTGATTTCCGTGAACGGCTTCCGCGTCACCGCGTGGTCGGTCACGACCAGATCAATCACGTTTTCCGGCCAGACCGCTCGAGACTATCGCGTCTACCGGTCAACCTATCCGGTCACCGGGTCCGTGCTCGTGGAGGTGGCGTGATGGCTGGAATCCAAGGCACAAACATCGTCGCCCCCGTCGTGCCGCTCGATACTGCGGACGTGCATCCCACTCACGAGGCCCTCTACGGGAAGGGCGGCTACCGCACGGTCGCCACAACTGCCGAGCGGGACGCGATCCCGGCGGCCAGACGCGAAGTAGGGATGCTGGTTCACGTTGCGGCGGACAGTACGGCATACCGGCTGGGCTCGGATCTGACGAGCTGGACGGCGTTCAACCCCGGAGGTTCATCGGCGTGGGCCGACATCACCGGCAAGCCGTCTACGTTCGAGCCGTCGGATCACAACCACGGCAGCATCACGAGCGACGGACTTGTCGCCTTCAACACCGTGTCCGGCCGATTCGTAGTAACCACTGACGGCGGTGAGTTAACTACATCCGGCGCGTCTACTGGGCGAACGCTCCTAGGCCTCGGCGGTGCTGCGACCCTGAATGTCGGCACCGCGGCCGGTACGGTTTGCGCGGGCAACGATTCGCGGCTTTCTGATTCGAGGTCGCCGACTAGCCACGCCCACGGCAGTATTACGTCGGACGGCAAAATCGGGTCGGTGAGCGGCCGGGTGCTGGTGACCACGACCGCCGGCCTAGTTACCGCGGCCGACACGATAAGCGGCTCGGTGGTTTTGCTCATCGCAAACGGCGGGATCGCAGACCTAGGGCCGGATTCGCAGCCGGCGCAGTTCTTGCAGTATTTGTACGATAGCGACCATGTAAACGCGTTGGACTTGATGGGGGCGGCACCGGCTGAAGACCCTCGGTTTACGGATGAACGCGTTCCGCTGGCGCACGCCCATGCGGCTTCCGATATCACCAGCGGCACAATCGCGGCGGCGAGACTGCCGACGGCGTCAACGACTGTTACGGGCATCATGCGCGTCGCTCTCGGAGGCGGGCTGACGGTATCGAGCGGCGCGGTAT